ATGTACTTTACCCAGACCAAGCTAAGATACCAATGGATCAAAGAGGAGCTTACCCGCTTCGCCCAGAAGATAGCCGCACGTTTTCAAAGGATGAAGTAGATGGGATTCTCAGAAGCGATCTTGCAAGGTTTGAGCGTGGAGTGGCTCAGTTCTGCCCCGTTCCCCTTACACAAGGTATGTATGATAGCCTTGTTAGCTTTAGTTTCAATGTCGGTCTTGGAACACTCCAGCGTTCAACGCTTCGTCAAAAGCTGCTTCGGGGCGATAAAGCGGGTGCTGCGGAAGAACTCTTGAAGTATTGCATGGCTGGTGGGAAAATACTCAAAGGGCTGCAAAACCGTCGGATTGACGAACGCGCCATGTTCTTGTCATAGGAATCGAAATGCCCTTACAGAAACTTGCATTCAGGCCGGGAACCAACCGAGAAAGCACCAACTACGGCAATGAAGGCGGATGGTGGCAGACCAACAAGGTGCGCTTTCGTTCTGGTATGCCAGAAAAAATTGGCGGTTGGGTAAAGGATGCTGGCCCTCTTGCTGCAACGTATGCGCCTCCCACGGGCACAATATGGGGCGTGTGCCGCTCCTTGTGGAATTGGATTACGTTGTCTGGGTACAACTTGTTGGGCCTGGGTACCAACCTCAAGTACTACATTCAAAACGGGACTGGCGGCACCTTTTATGATGTGACGCCCCTGACGGGTATCCCCCCCGTTGCAATCACTGTGGCTTCCAATGCGTTTACCACCACTGCGTCCTCGTCTGGCACAAATCGATACGTCACCGTAACTTGTAATGTGGCGGGGTATGGCGGGCAGACGGGAGACTTTGTAACTATTTCGGGGGTGGCCAGCGCGGTAAACGGCATTCCTGCGGCAAACCTTAACGCCGAGTTTCAGATGACATATGTGAACAGTTCCACGTTCACTATAGAAGTCTATGTCGCTTCCACAGTTACAGTAACTGCGGGCACAACAGGCGCGGCTGTTTTTGCGTTTCAAATTTCAACTGGCGGTGATGTGTTTACCATCGGTTTGGGTTGGGGCGCTGGGGGCTGGGGTGGTTCACCTGGACCGTTGTACACAACTACCCTGAACGGTGCTTTGACCACTGTTGGCAACACCATATTGTCCGCAGACTTAAACTCTACGGCCACCACAATCAGCGTAGCCAGCACAGCCACACTCGCTGCTTCAGGCAGTGTTTTGATTGATAGCGAGATCATCTCTTATTCGGGAGTGACTGCTACGACTCTGACGGGGTGTACTCGCGCTGCTAGTGGGTCTACCGCTGCTTCGCATGTCGCATCTACTGGGGTAATTCAATACTCCACAGTTACCATCAACGTAGCGGATGCTTCTACTTTTACCTCAACAGGTGTATTTGCTGTTGATGGTGAGGTCATTTCGTACTCAGGTAAGACGGGGACTTCGTTCACAGGCTGTGTGCGAGGGTATGCTGGGTATGTAACTGCTCATGCGGATGGGGCATCTGTTGCTCAATACGCCGCTACTGCCACAGGATGGGGGGCCGCTGCCCCCGCAGGTCTTGGGATTGGTGTTCAGTTGCGTACTTGGAGCGAGTCAAACTACGGACAGAACTTGGTGTTTAACCCTCGCGGTGGGGCAATCTACTACTGGGTGGTGGACTCAAACCCCACCATCTTTAACCGAGCGCAAGTAATTTCAGCGTCCAACACCAACACACAGAATAGCGTTGCGTATTGGGACGCGGATTCTACGTGCCCAACGGTGTGCAACTTTGTGTTGGTGTCCGACTCTAGCCGATTTACGATTGCTTTTGGTACAAACGATCCAACGGGGGTGTATGCAACTACGACGCTTGACCCTATGCAGATTCGATGGTCAGATCAGGAAAACCTGTTGATGTGGACTCCTGCTATTACCAACCAAGCGGGAGATTACAGGCTTAGTCATGGCTCGTCCATCATTACGGCTCAGCAGACGCGCCAAGAGATTTTGGTGTTTACGGACTCTGCTATCTACTCCATGCAGTATCTTGGCCCACCTTACGTGTGGAGCTTTCAGATTCTGGGGGACAACATATCCATTGCTGGCCCCAATGCAGTGGCGTCTGCTACCAACATTACGTACTGGATGGGGTTGGATCAGTTCTATATGTACTCTGGTCGAGTGGAGATTCTGCCGTCTACGTTGCGTGAGTATGTTTTTACCGACATCAACAGAACACAGTCTTTTCAGTTTATGTCGGGCACAAACGAGGGGTACAACGAAGTCTGGTGGCAGTATTGTTCTACCAACTCCAATGTAATTGACCGGTATGTGATCTACAACTACAAAGATAACGTCTGGTATTACGGTGACTGGGACAACTACGCAGGTGCTAACCAAGGGCGTACAGCTTGGCTGGATAGCGCACTTCGCGCTTCCCCTATGGCGACTACGTATGGCACTGCTGGTACAAATACAAATGCAATGCTCGTGTACCACGAGAATGGCGTAGATGATGGCACGGTCAACCCGTCTGTTCCTATCGTGGCTAACGTGCAGTCATCTGACTTTGATATTGGTGAAGGTAACAACTTTGGTTTTGTGTGGCGTTTAATACCTGACCTGACGTTTGACGGCTCCAATGTAAATACGCCAACGGCGTACTTCACAGCCATACCCAGAAACTTTCCTGGTGCAGCGTACAGCCCCTCAAACAACCCGGCTGTGACCAGCACCCAGAACTATCAGAACCAAATAACGTACAACATACAGCAGTTCACCCAACAGGTTTACGTTCGAATTCGCGGACGTCAGATGGCGTTCAAGGTTAGCTCTGGGACTATGGGCAATGCCTTGGATGGACTAGGGGTGCAGTGGCAACTAGGCGCTCCTCGCATTGACATTCGCCCGGACGGCAGGAGATAACATGGGTCTTAAAACTGTTGCACCCCCGCGTTTACCATCGGCCCCAACTGAGTACAGCGCTCAGTATCAAGAGCAGTTCATGAACATTCTGCGACTGTACTTTAACCAGATAAACAGCCCGATTCCTGCAATATTTGGTTCTGCTGGTGTAGGTACTCCGGGGGTGGTGTCGGGCTTAACGCTTGCTCAACCGAGTCCTACTACACCGGGGCAGTTTGTCATCAGCTTACCAACGCAAGCTGACTTTGCCAACTTGCGTTCAGGTGACATTTACTACGACACTTCAGGCGGCACAGCAACAAGTTACCCACTTCGGATAAAAGCATGAATATTGAAGAACTACGTAGTAACCCTAGCTACACTGAAATTGAACTGGACTACGTTGAGTTCACCGAGGTTGATGACATGTGGGTTCGCTCCTACACCATGTCAAAGGCTAAAACAGTCTTATCTCAGCATGTCCACGCCCACGACCACATCACACTTGTTTCACATGGAACAGTTGAGGCTTGGCAGGATGGGGAGCTTCTGGGACAATTCAAAGCACCTGCTGTCATAAAGATTCCTGCTGGGAAGAAACATGCTTTTACTGCTCTCACAGATAACGTAATGTTATGCTGTCTTCACAATCTTCGCGGCACCGGGTTGGAGTCGCCAGAAACTTTAACTAAAGAGGGTTAATCATGCCAATGCTTGCTTCGTTTATGGCGGCTGAAGCCGCTGGGGCTATGGGGGCCATTGGGGCTGCTGAAGTCGCTGGGGCTGCCGGTGCAATGGAGCTTGGCTCTGCGGGCGCGTTTGACATGGGCCTTGGCGGTATCGGTGAGGCTATGGGCCTTGGATTGGGCGAAGCGGCATTAGGCGCAATGGCACCTACCACTGGCGCTGGGATTACTCAGGCGGCTATGGGCGAGGCTACTCAAAGCGCTCTTGCTGGAGGTGCGGGTGCGGGTGAAGCGGGTATAAATGCACAAATGGTAAATGCTTCACAGAACGCCGCTGCATCGGCAGCTAATTCTGGACTACCGCAGGCAGCTCCACAATATTTAGACCCTAGACAAGCGGCGTATTTAGATGCTTCTACAGCTTCCATCACTTCTCCTGTTACGACTGATGGTGGCAGTGTTCTTGCAAGAGGAGCAGCCTCTACACCTGATGTTACTGGCGCGGGATATAGCCTGACTGGTGCAAATCCCTCTATCCCTAATCCAACCTATAACTTTGGTGCAGCGCCTGGGGGTGAGGGGATAAAAATGGCATCAAGTGCCCCTGGTGTTACAGATGGCTTAGGTATGAAAAGTAGCGCTTCCGCGCTTTTCAATAATCCGTTTGTGAGCGGTATGAAATCTGTCATGGATTGGGCTGAAAATAACAAATTTCAAGCTGCGGGTTTAGGCTATATGGGGGCTAAAAGGCTTGGGCTGCTTGATGACAACGCTGCAACGGCTGCAAATCGTACTCCCGACAAAGGTATGGGTTACTCAATGTCGCCTGATTTCCAAGGGCGGTTTGCCAACCCAGAAGACTACCAGTACACCCCTAAAAGATATAACTACGCAGAGGGCGGCATCATGCAAGCGGGCGGTGTACCTGCGTATGCCAGAGGCGGAGACTTATCTTCCACCTTAGATTCCTACACCCAGATGATGAATCAAAGAGCCCGTCCGCCGTCGGGAAAAGGTGCCCCCCGGGGGGATCGGGGAGACCCCGGGATTATTTTTGATAGCGACCCAGACACTCGGTCTTTAGACCCTGTTACTGCTGCGCAAGTTCGCATGGCTAAAGTGAATAAACGCGCCAATATGCAAACCCCTGGCATAAAGCGACCTACTCCTATGGGGCAAATTGATCTAACTCCTCCTGGCACTAAGAAAGAAGCCGCTGGTTCATCCCTCGATCCTGAGAATGCAGCACAGGGTGGCATCATGCACTCAAGCCTTGGTGGCTACGCTGCTGGTGGAAACCCCCGTCTTTTAAAAGGGCCGGGAGATGGCATGAGTGACAACATTCCCGCTACCATCAATGGTAGACAACCCGCTCGGTTAGCCGACGGGGAGTTCGTGGTTCCTGCCGATGTGGTATCTCACCTTGGTAATGGCTCGACCGATGCAGGGGCTAAGAAACTTCATGAGATGATGACTAAATTGCGAAGAGAGCGCACGGGGAATCCCAAACAAGGCAAGAAAATCAATCCCAACAAATTTGTACCTAAATAATGCCTCTATATCAAATCAGTCCTAACCAGTTGCCCCAGGTGTGGCCTGTTGCTGCGCCTCTATTGCAGAGGGCAATTGATCTTGATCCGGACTTGAATAAGATAGAAATGGTTGAGTATGCGGTGCGCACGGGGCGCACGTACTTGTTGGTGTGGGATGAACCCGGTGAAGGTATCACTGGCGCGGCGGCGGTTGACATCATCGACATGCCAACGGAACGAATTGCACATGGAAATTTGATGGGCGGCAAAGCAATTGTTCGTCCTCATGTGATTGAAGAGCTTTATAAATGGATGCGCCTACATGGGGCAACAACAGCACAGCTTTGGGCTAAGGGGACCTTGGTTCAGATGTATGAAAAGTTAGGGTTAGAAGTTACCCATCAAGTGATGAGGATCAAATTATGAGAACAAGTTTTTCTCGGCGTGAACTGTATGCTTTGGGCGAAATGCTTGGAGACAGCGTTACTCGTAAAGAGGGTGGTCGCATCATCTATGGTGGTGGCGGCGGTGGTGGCGGTCGCGCCGCTCCTACTGAAACAACTAGCACGTCGTATAACACCAATATCCCTGAATACGCCAAACCCTATGTGGAGACAATGCTCCAAGGGACGCAAAAGCAGTTGTTTCAAACAAAACAAACTCCCAGTACTATTGATCCAAATACAGGACAATCTGT